ATGGCTACCTGTTACACATCGACACAAGTTAAACCAGACGACATTTTGACTTTTGACGGTATTGATTGGGTTGTATTGTCTGTAGCTAATGAGGTGGATTTATTTGGCAATGTGATACATTACGAGGTGATGATGTAATGGCTAATGGCGAAGTTAGTAGGATATTAAGGACGATAAGGCAAGTAGAAGACAGAACAAAAGGCAAAATAAAAAATGCCATTGAAGACGTGTTGCTAGACTTGCAAAGAAGGGCGATAGAAAGAGCACCAATTGATACAGGGGATTTGAGGGGAAGTTCGTCGGTAGAAGTGGTTGAAAGAAATGGAATGATTACGGGCACGATAGGATTTAATACACCGTATGCGATGAAGCAACATGAGGACTTAACGCTTAATCACCCTCGAGGTGGAGAGGCAAAGTATATAGAAAAGCCTTTGAAAGAAAATGAAGCAAGGTATAAGCAATTTGTGAAAGATGCAGTAAGGGAAGGGGTGTTATAAATGGGGTTATGTGAAGATATGATTTCACTTATAACGGATTCAAATAAGTTTATAGGAGATATGCCAGATGTTCCGGATAATTCAATATGTATATATGAAACTGGTGGGTATGACTCAGAAATACAACTGAATAAAAGTATCGTGGAGCGTCCGACATTCCAAGTTAGAGTTAGAAACACCTCATATGTTAACGCCTCTGCAAAGTGTGACAGTATCAAGTTAGCACTCAATGCAATTACAAATATTACAATTAACAGCAATCAGTATATAGATGTGTTTTTAGTTGGTGGTAACAACTGCTTAGGCAAAGATGAAAAGAATAGATGGATATACACAATGAATTTTAAGGCAAGGATAAAAAAATAAAGGAGGAAACAATATGGCAAATCAAGGAAGAAGTGCATTAGGTACTACATTAAGCTGGGCAGGAAACGCTATCGCTGAATTAGATAAAATAGGTGGAATTGAGTTAAGTGCAGATGCTCAAGAGATAACAACTTTAGGGGATACGTCAAAAACTTACATATCGGGCGTACTGGATGGGGGGGATGTTGAAATTGAAGGCTTCTTTTATCCTGGAGATACAAACGGTCAAGTGGTTCTTAAAAGTGCTGTGGGTGGTGCTTCAGCTGCTGTAGTTATAACATTCCCTTCGGCTTTTGGTGCTAACTGGTCTTTTAATGCTATATGTACAAAGTTTAGTACTGGAGATGTTGAAATCGAAGGCGGATTAAGATTTACTGCAACTCTTAAGATAACAGGAGGTGCGACTCTAAACATATCAGCATCTAATAATCTTTCAGCATTAACAGTTAGTAACTCAGGTGTATTTGTACCTGCTTTTGCTGCTGGAACTTACAGCTATGTTGTAACGGTATTGACTGGAGTAACAAGTGTAACATTTACACCAACGGCTTCTCTTGGGGTCATAACTGTAAATGGTAGTGTGGTTGCCTCAGGAAACGCTTCGTCTGCAATTATACTTGGTGCTGCGGGTTCTTTAACTAGTGTAACTATAGTAGTTACCGAGACTGGTAAAACACCTAAGACTTACACAATATCTGTACTAAGAGCATAATAATTAAGGGGGATTCGTCCCCTTTTTATTAAAATTGGAGGATGTTACTATGAATAATAATATAGTTTTAATAGATTTAGACAAAAAAAGAAGTGTAAGGCTTGGGAATAAAGCACTAAAAATGATTGAAAAAACATTAAATACTACAGTAAATAAATTGCTAACACACATAGAAGAAATCAGCGTTGAGGATATGACTATAATAATTTATGAAGGATTAAAGCACGAAGATAAAGACATTACACTTTCGCAAGTTGAAGACCTCCTTGATGAACATTCGAACTATGGATTGACTTTAAAGACAATTGTAGGAGCTATTAAATCAGCACTAGGAGCAGATGTAAGAGAAAATAACGGTAATGACAACCCAAACGGGTAAAGGGTAGCGAGTTTGAGAGTATAGATTGGGATAATATTTATAAACTTGGTATCCAGTTAGATTATACGATTAGCGAAATAGACAGTCTTACAATAGCGGAAATAAAGCTTATAATAGAAGCTAAAAATGAATTGCTAGAAATAAAAGCTAAAAATGATTTGGACTTAACCATTACAGGTGCTTATTACACGGAGGTTTTTAGGAGACAAGACAAAAGCAAGAAGTTGCCAAAGCTAGAAAAGTTTTTATCATATAGCATAAAAAAAGCTACAAAAAAACAAGATGCCGAACGCATGTTGGAAGTAGCAAAGTCTTTAACCGTTATGTTTGGTGGAGAAATAGTAACAAATGAGGGGGTGTGATTATGTCAAACGTTGGAAGTATAGACGTAAATATAAGAGCAGACATCAGCAATCTACAGCGTGGACTAAACAACATGAGGACTCAACTTACAGGAGCTACGTCAGAAGTATCTAGGCAAACAAATAGTATGGCGAGCTCTTTTTCAAGTATGGCAACAAAGCTTTTGGGTGTGACCGCTGCAATAGCTGGGCTTGGTAAAGGGTTCGGAGATGTAATAGAATCATATAACAAGTTTGAATCTGGAAACCTTGGACTAAAAAGCATACTTGAAGCACAAGGTAAGGACTTTGGCAGTGCTAAAGGTTTTATAGATAACTATATATCGGACGGATTAGTTCCATTAAGTGATGCCGTGGTGGCGTATAAAAGTTTGGCAGCAAGGGGATACAACGATTCACAGATAAAGTCTACTATGACAAGCTTAAAAGATGCGGCTGCATTTGGTAGACAAGCAGGTCTTGATATAGGTAGTGCGGTAAGTGGTGCTGCCGAAGGTCTTAAAAATGAAAATAGTATGCTAGTAGACAATGCAGGTATTACAAAAAACGTTGCAAAAATGTGGGATGACTACGCAAAATCAATTGGTACTACAGCTAATAAGTTAACCCAACAACAGAAAATACAAGCAGAAGTTAGTGGAATAATGACCGAAAGTAAATTTCAAGTTGGGGATGCCTCCAAGTATTCAGCCACATTAGGCGGTCAACTTGCGACTATGGGAGCACAGTTTGAAAAATTGAAAACTTCGATTGGTGCTATATTTGCACCTGCATTAAGTGCGGTGTTGCCTTACATAACGGATGCTATAAATGGTTTTTCTAGTTTAGCAACTTCAATAGCTAGCATGTCAGGAGGATTTATTACAAGCTTTGTAACAAACTTAGTAAGTATCAAGGATAATTTTATAGGACTATTTTCTAGTGCGAGCGGTGACAGTTTAGCAGCTCCTCTTATGGGTTTAGTCGACACTGTAAATTCTTTAATGACTAACGTCCAAGGTTTTTTAGGTGATGTATGGAATATCTTTAAAACGGGTGTTCTAGATTATTTAGCATCTGCAAGCTTTGATACAGGACTTAAAGCAGTAGACGCGGTTATTACAAATATGATAACGTCTGTAAGTGGACTATTCCAAGGCTTCAACTCGCTTATGGAAATAATAAGAAATGTGTATTTTGAGAAGGCAGATTCTATAAGTCAGGCTATAACAACACTGCTAGAAGGAGTCACAACTCTTACTACTAGCATATGGGAATTTCAATCGGCAATTGCTACAGATGCTATTAATATGTTTAATACTGTGATAAGCGAGAGTAGCGACCTTATAGATGGGGTTTTTAATACCACTATCGGATTGACTACAGGACTTATAGAGGGCTTAGGTAGCATATTTAGCACTACAGGCGAAGGCATACTTAAAGTTTATTACGACAATATTGAACCGCTAAAAGATTTATTTTTTAGCGTATGGAACCCAATTTCAGACTTGTTTTTGAGTTTAGTTAATGATGTAATCGACCCAGTACTTATGCCGGCGTTCAAATCGTTGTCCGATACTATTAATACATATTTACCGCCGATTTGGACTAAAGTATCTGACATATTTGGAAAAATAATATCTATTGTAAAAGCTGTGTGGGATACAGCTTTTAAACCGATTATCAATTTTATTTCAACTACATTGCTTCCAGTGTTAAAACCTATTTTCGAAGAGTTCGGACTTATAGTTAAAGACGTTTTTTCAAGCATAATGGGGTTGATTGATAACGTGCTAGGAGCATTTTCAGGACTACTAGACTTTTTATTAGGAACGTTTACAGGGGACTGGACAAAAGCAATATCGGGATTAGGTACAATATTTGATAATGTATTTAAGGGGCTTATTAATATGGTTAGAATACCGCTCAACACAATAATAAGAATGATGAATAAGTTTTTTGACAATCTATCATCTATAAAGATAAAGGTACCTAAAGTAGACATTCCAGGGATAGGAGCGGTTGGCGGTGGCGAGATCGGATTTCCTAAGATAACTCTTGGCGAAATACCTGCTCTTGCTTCGGGCGGAATAGCATCAAGTCCAACGCTAGCAATGATAGGCGAAGGGAAATATTCAGAAGTAGTACAACCTTTAGGGGGTCCAAAATACGATGCATTAATTGAAGGGGTCTCAAATGCTGTAGTGTCTGCTATGAGTATGACAAGCAATAGCAATAATAGAACATCAAAAAGCGGAGATATAGTAATATCAATAGATGGGAGTCAGTTAGCGAGAATAGCAAATCCATACTTTGAAGCGGAACAGAGAAGGTCAGGAACAAAATTAATACTATCCACATAGGAGGGTTTTAAATGGTTACAATAGCAGGATTAACAGTTTACCCCTCCGCTTATGCGGTTGGTATACAAGATATTACAGAAGCAATAAGAAACGGTAATGGAACACTTATAGCAGATAGAATAGCAACAAAGAGAACTATAGACGTATCTTGGTTATATCTTACAAATGCACAAATGGCACAGATATTGACGTTATTTACTAGTAATTTTTATGTATCTGTGACTTATCCAGACCCAGTATCTGGAACAAATGAAACAAGGACTTTTTATCCTGGAGATAGAAAAGGTGGAGTTTTTAAATTGCAGTCTGGAAATATCGTAGGGTGGAAAGATGTATCGTTTAGTATGATAGAGGTTTAAAAGAGGGGTGAAATTATGTTAATCGCTACTCCAGAGTATCAATCGGAATTAGTTACACTTACAAAAGCAAGGGAAATGTATGGGAAAATTGAGTTTAGGCAATTAGATATTACTGCAAGTTCGGACTGCACACCAACTGCTTCATCTACAGAAAGTATATCTAGTGTATCAAGTATCGTTGACGGTGTCGAAGGTATTACTTCAAAGTATGCAACATTTGAGAAGGATAGATGGTTATTGGATGGCACATTTAGGCTTATGCCTGATAGTAGTTATGATAATGCAGGTTGGTGGAGTTCTTCTTTGTCAGACGAAACTACAGGTATGTTTTCTCCTAATTTAACTATAACATTGCAGTTTACAGTTAACCACTCAAGCGTTGGGATAACGATATTTTGGGATAGAGTGACAGATGAATGTGCTAAGGATTTTGTAGTTACATATTATGATTCGTCAAGCACAGTAATACAAACAACTACAGTTACTGGTAATACACTATCTGAGTACGTTGATGAAATATCAGTAAGTAATTATAGAAAGATAATAATTACGGTGTCAAAATGGTCATTACCGAGTAGAAGGGCTAGGATTGAGGAAATACTTTTTGGAGTTATAAAGGTTTTTTCTAACGAAACCGGGAAGCTAGTATCGTTTACGGTGCAAGAAGAAATAGACACAATAGCATCAAAAGACGTAAGCAATAAACTTAATATATCTATTGATAATTCGGATAATGCTTATGATATCTTGAATCCAACTGGAATATACCAGTATATGCAAGCTAATCAAAGAGTAAATGCTTACATAGGAGTTAAAGTTGGGATGGCTATAGAATATGTTAGTCTTGGGAAGTTTTATCTTAGCACTTGGGCGACAAATCAAAACAGTTTAGAAGCTAAATTTACAGCTACAGACTTACTTGACTTGCTACACCAAAAAACGTATTACAAAGGCTTAAAACAGAGTATTACATTGTATAATTTAGCGGTGGCAGTGATGACCGATTTTGGACTAACATCAGATAATTATATACTAGATGGAGTTTTATCAAGTATTACTGTAACTAATTTTCTACCAATTTGCACATACAAAGAAGCAATACAACACATTGCAATAGCAGGTCAGTGTGTGTTTTATGTTGATAGATTGGGGGTAATTAATATAAAGCGTGTAGATTCTGCTTCAACTGGGGTACATATTACGAGAGATAGTATGCGAGAGCCAACTCCAAAAATAACACTATCGTCACTATTAAAGCAAGTTGATGTCGAGGTCATAACCCTAGTAGAAGCAGGTGCAACAAGTACAATAGCAAAACCAGTAATAAGCGTAACTGGAAGTGCTACAGTTTGGATAACGTACGATAACCCTGCAACAACAGTAAGTGCAACAGTAAGTTCAGGTAGCATAACAGCATCTAATTATTATACGAACGGATGTTCATTAACAATTTCAGCCACTGGAAATATAACCGTTACCGTAATAGGTAAAGTATTGACATTGTCTAAGTCAACAACATCAGTTTCAACGAGCAATACAGACGGAATAACCCAAAATGTAAAAAATCAATTAATAGATAGTGCTACATTAGCTACTAGCGTAGCTAACTGGATAGTTTCAGATATGGCATATAGAAAAATACTTGAAGTGCAATCAAGAACTAACCCATTACTTGAAATTACTGATATAATAGATATAGACACACAATTTGATGTGTATACCGATGCAAGAGTTGTAAAACAGTCATACGAATACAACGGTGGACTAAAAGGAATTTTGGGGGTGAAGGGATAATGGGAGTTTTTCCAAGTGGAGTAAAAACATGGGTAGATAAAGTTGACGGAGTTAGCACGATATCTGCTGTGCATATCAATGAAGCATATGCAGAAATATTAGCAATTGAAAATCATATACTTAATACTAGAACCTTTGGGGATTTGGCAGGTGGGAACACTCTAGAAGTTGGGTCAGATGGAACGTTAAAACTTAATGGAAATGCTACAGCATTTGTAGATTTACTACCATCTAGCATAAGTATAGGTGGTGGCGGTAATGCTCCTAGTTTTACGGCTTATAATGGCGGTAATTTAAGAGCTTATGAGTTTGTCGGCTCTGGTGCCCAACTTAAAGAACTTAATATGGGGTTTCAGCTCCCACACGAGTATAAAGAAGGGTCTAGCATAATGCCACATATACATCTGCATGTGCCAAATGATGGCACTGGCGGAACTATAAAGTTTTATTGTGAATATGAATGGGCAAATATAGATCAAGCTGGAGCAATATCTCCAGTAACTGTAGCTGGTACAAAAGTAGTGACAGCAAATTTTGGGGCACAAAATAATGTTATTGTATCTTTTGGAAATATTGTTGGTACTGGTAAAACTATATCTTCAATTTTTATGTGCAGGATATACAGAGACCCAGCAGACGCATCTGACACTTTTGGAGCTAGTGCGTGGCTAAAATCTGCTGATATACACGTTGAGATTGATACTTTAGGTTCAAGACAAGCTACAAGCAAGTAAGGGGTGATTTTATGGCTTTATATGGTGGATTGTTGTATGGCGGTGGAACTTATGATATTGATTGGATAACTCCAGTAATAAATAGGACAGCTAGTAGTTATTATAACTCTACAGATGTTAATAGAGTAAATAATAACACGAGATACTTATTAAATTATGAGTTAAGGACTTTGGGCTATACGGCAATATTATCATCTTATACGGAGCAGACTACAAGCAATTTAGGGTTTGCAAGTTTAATTAATCTACTTGAGCATAATATAAATCTAATAAGAGATGCTTTGGGGTATAGTCCTAATGGTTGGATACAGCTCTTAGAGGTTTGGCAGTTAAGCAAGACATTTTATTCAACCGATGCGAATAATTTAGAGCAGAATTTGCAATTGTTAAAAACAAATTTTGAAAATATAGTAAGTGAGTTGAGGTATTGTGGTAGTTTTAATGTGGGAACGGATTTTAGTTTGTGATAAGGAGGGTTAAATATGGCTTATGTAAAAACAATATGGGTAGATAGAAATGTACAGTATCCAAACCGATATACCGACGAGTTAGCAAATACAAAAACATTTACAGCTAATCCAGGTACTATTACAGAAGCTGGTACACCTGTTACTGCTGCTGCAATGAATAATATAGGTCTTGGTATAGATAAATTGACGGATAATACCATGATTTATGGTGAATCTTCTACTGGGAATGATAGTTATGTTATTACAACTGGGAAAGGATTTACAGCTTATAGTAAGGGTATGGTTATTTACTTTAACGCAGGTACAAGTAATACAGGTGCTTCTACGATAAATGTAGACAACTTAGGCGTTAAAAACCTTAAAGTTATGAACGATACTGGCAAAATAGATACTATAACTGGTAATTTAATTAACAATGCAATTTATCAAGCAACTTATGACGGAACAGATTTTGTTATTAATAATCCAACTATATTAAAAGCACTTGCTTTTACAGCTTCAGACAATTTTACTATATGGACTGGTGGCGGAAATATTAATAATAGTACTCCATATACCGCAATAACTGGAACAGGAGTTAAAGTCGGTCGAACTGGTCAATACAGATATAAATATACTCACAGTGTTACTTCTTCTGCATCATATGCAAAACTTTATCAAAATGGTTCTCCTGTTGGCACTGAAAGTTATTTAACAGGAACAGCGTCAGCAAATAGAGTTGAAGATATTACTTGTAATGCAGGGGATACATTGCAATTATATGGATACAAGACAAGTGGTGTTAATAATAGTTTATCTAGTGTATCAATTAGTGTATCAGCATGGGATATAATGGTTAGTTTATAGGAGGATACAATGGATAAAACAGATTTAATAATAAAGATGCTCGAGAAGCTAGATACACCCAAATTGGGGGTGTTGTGCCTGTGTTAGAGAACTTATCAAATTATGGAGTTGCTGCTATTTTTATCTACGCTGCATATAAGCTTTATACTGATATGAGGGCAGATAGCACACAAAGAGAACAAAAGCTTATGGATCATCTGGATAAACAAGCAGCAACTATGTCAGATATATCAGATACACTGAAAAAACTTGACTATAGAATATGCGTGTTGGAAACAAAAAGGAGGAAATAACATGGCTAAATTTTTTATCGATGCGGGGCATGGAGGAACTCAGACAGGAGCAATCGGTCACGGAATGATTGAAAAAAACATTAACTTGACGGTTGCAAAAGAATTAAAAAGATTGCTAGAATTGAATGGACAAATAGTAAAAATGTCTAGGCAATCAGATATTACATTAGATTTAGGTACTAGATGCAATATGTCTAACGAGTGGGGAGCGGACTTATTTGTATCCGTGCATCACAATGCAAATGACGGAGAAACAACTGGCTCTGAGGTGTATTGTAGTGTAAAAGGTGGCGTTGGTAAAGATTATGCTAATAGCCTGTCAAATACATTTGTAGCAAGCGGTAGAAAATCAAAAGTTGTACAAAAAGAAAGCGAGAAGGTAAAGGGTACTGATTACTATTACGTTATATCGAAAACCCAAATGCCATCTATTATAGTTGAGTTTGGTTATATGGACAGCAAAGACTACATTAATTTTGACACGGACGAAGAGCTAATGCAAGAAGCTTTTCTTATAGCGAAGGGCTTACTTAAGCAAATAGGTATACTAGATGTGCAGGTCCAAGAAAAGAGTGCTATACAATTACCACATTGGGCACAAAGTCATTATGATGGACTGCTGAAAAAAGGCATTAAAATAAATGAAACAAGGTTTGATGATAAGATAACTAGGGGCGAAATATTCGCATTATTAAATCAATTTATAAACTGAGGTGAAGATATGAAAAGATGGTATTTAAGTAAGACACTTTGGGTTAATT